GGCTTTGGTTAGCATAGCACCTAATTTAGTCATAGACAAAGGTGATAGACCAACCGTGGTTAGAACCCCCTTCCAAGGGTTCAACCATATTGCTTTAGGGTCAGTTGATTCTAAGTCTATTGTATTACCCTTAACGTCAGCTTTCAATGACTTGTAAAACTTCCCTGTTTCGTGAAATTTAATATTTCCTGTTTTACCAGTTGACTTTTTATACTTTGGGTTATTTTTACCCGAAGCATCTTTGCCCTGTCTTAATTGCTCTCTGTTTAGCTCCTCGATGTCTGGCTCTAGCTTGGTCAGCTCTTGCTGTATAACATTTCCAATATCGTTGCTAAACGCTCTAATATCGTTTGCTATGTCTCCTAGATTTTTCATTAGGACATAGACACGACTCCTATGATTGGCTTGGCCTCTCTATCGTCGCACTTTAAACACACAGGATCTAGGTTACTTAAATCAAAGCTCAAAGCTTCTAGTGACTGCTTAGTTACGTCTGCAATATTACCTACTACCTCGTCAAATATAACAACCTCTTTGGCTGCTTCAGCTTTTAGTTTGTTTGCCAACTCATCGGCTGTGTTTGTGTTATGAGCCATAGTTCTTAGATGCTCCAAAGCTGCTACATTTGCTGTAGCTTCTGTGTAAAGATCTGGTTGGTCTATTACACTGTCGGTGAATTTACACTCAGCGTTTAACCACAGGTTCATACCATAATTCTCTTCTACTCCGAGAGATACACCTCTGTAATCAAATATCTCATCTGAAGCACCTAGCTCACTCTCTGCTATTTTTATAGTTTCAATACTTGCGTAAGGTGTATAATTTTGATAATAGATTCTAGATCTATTTCCACAACTTACACAACCATCGTGACCATTAATAAAATCCAGATTATCCATTCTTAGTGCCTGAACGCCTGAGGCCTCTATTTCTGACTGTTTATATCCTATCGTGTAAGAACCTCCAAGGATACCAGCCTCTATATTGGCATAGTTGAATGCTAGGTCAATGTCAAAAAATTGAACACTATTAGATTTTGTGTAACTAATTGGTATAATTTGTAATGGTAGATCTTGTGAGGTGTGGTACACATACAGATTAAAATCTACAGGAGCTGAAAACTGTATTGTTAGTTTGTTAGCAAATACAGTTAAGTTATTTGATTGATTAGGTACTATTCTAAATCCAACAAAATCATTTGCGTTAGTAAACTTATCATCTCTGTGACATATACCATCAAAAAGTGGTGTATTCTGTAGAGGAGTCTTCACAGCTTTTCGGATCTTCTTGCCGTTATATACTGTGTTTATTGCTTTGTTGGCTGCGTTTAACAGTGATGTATGTAAGTGAAGGTCTATGTCGGTCATAGGGTGCCAATCAGTGACAACCACTGTTGGATCCGTAGCTAATTCTTTTGTAGCTTGGTAATATATACCGTCTGAAGCTTCTACAACATCTCCTTTTGCGTGTGTACCAGATTCCCACTTTGGGTATGGGTAGATGTCGAAATAAGAGCACGTCACATCTATATTCTCAATAGTGATTAGATTACTAACTGAGTTTACGTTATAGTCTGCATCTGAAGATACCAAACATGGTGATAGATCTGGGAAATCCTCATGTGCAGTGTTATTATATGAGATGCGATTAGCAATTGCTTTTGATGCTTTATATCTATCTATTAACATATGTGTATAGTTTAAATTTTATGGTTGCAAATATAGTTAAAAAACGTCCTAAAACAAAAAAGCCCCAACCTGTTAGGGGAGGGGCTAAAATCATTGGCGTGACTTTATTTTTACTTATGCTTAGGCTGGTAAAATACCTGCTGTGTGAACAACTGAAGCGTTGGCAGTGCTTAAAGGAGCTGACACGTAAGCCATATCTACAGACACTTCAAACTGAATCTTAACGTCTTGAGCTGTACCGTTTTCAGCGGATCCGTCTACTCGTGTAGAGTAAGCTGATATAGCGAAGTCCATTCCTAACTCTTCAACATAGAAAGAACCGAAGTCACCTACGTTATTCATGATCTTAGATGGGTCAAGAGGCTTACGGTTCTTTTTAGGAATCCAATCCAATACACCAACTAAACCAGTTTCGAAGAATATACCTGAAGCTTTGTAATCTGGAGTAGTAACATCCAATACAGTCTTGTTAGTAGCTGTTAAAGCATCGTAACCTTCCACTGTAAATTGAGTGTTTAATGAGTTACCTGAACCTTGATTGGAGATCTTGTTAGCCAAAACTTTCAATCGAGAATCTAGAATACCAGAAAGGCCACCCATATAATCGTTACCTTCTAGGTAAGCTTGAACGTTTTCGAAGAATAAATCCTCGTCAGCTAAAGCAACTTGGTAATCAAACTCGACACCTTCCAATGCGCCAAAACCGTAGTCCTCTGCAACTTGAGTTTTGTCAGCAACAAGTTGAGCGACAAACCAAGTGTCAACTCTCTTGATAATGTTGTATACAGCGTTCTTCAAATCAGCAGCGTACTGCTCGTCAAAAGATAAAACGTTGTTGTTTCCTTGCTCTAAAGAGATAGAAAATGGCTCACTGAAAGTAGACCAAGTGATAGTCTCTGCGAGAGAGTCACCCTTAGCTCCAGTGTGCAATGCTGCTCGTGCTGTGCCGTCGGTAGCAGCTGATCTGATAGGGAAATAAGCCTTTACAGCTCTGTCTTCTCTATCCCTGAGTAAATTTAGGCTTGGTGAAGCCAGTGCACCGCTTCTAGCGGTATTAATAGCGGCTGAGCTCGGAGTTCTATACTCACCTGACTGCATTCTGTCAGAGAATAAAGCTTGTCCGTCAACCAACTTTGATGGTGTGTAAAAGGCCATAAAATTAAATGTTTAATTAATTAAAAGATAAATGTGTAATTGTTTATGAACGACTTTCTCTGTACAATTTCTGCATCTCGGTAGACATTGGGTTAGTACCCTCTTCTTTACAATATACCATAAACTCTTCTGAGTTTTTGAATACATTCTTACCTCCTTTACCACCGCCCTTACTTTCGTTCATGTCTGGGGCACCACTTGGTATAAAAGATGATTTGTCTAAGTATGCTTTAAAATGATCTTCAGCTGAAACTGGGTTTCGTACTGAGTCCTTTTGAATTTCGTTATTAATAGAAATAACGGCTTTTCCGTCAGCTTCTACTATGTTATTCTTCATTCTGTACAAGTCGATAATGTCTTGCTTGTCTATTGTAGTTCCATCTGGTATTGTAGCTAGTAATCTAGCCTCAACCCCTGAGTTGAACTGTGCGAGTTTAGTGTCTTGGACGGCTTTAACTTTTTCAGCTTCCATTGTCTTAATCTGACCTTGTAGTGCTTCTAAGTCGGCCTGTAAATCTGCTTTACCAGACGCTTTTAATTTAGCGGCTATCTGAGCTTCAATTACTGTATCGAGATCTTTACCTTCGATATCGAGTCCAAACTTCTCTTTGTAGTCTTTAGCTATCATTTGCTTCTGTGCGTCTCTACCCTCTTGGAACCTGTTCTTGGATAACTCCTTGAATTGTTCTTCAGTGTAGCCTTCGCTAGATGGCAACTTAATGTCTAATGATACTTCTTTTTCTGATGAAATTGCTTCTGATAACATATCAGCTGACAACCCTAAGGACTTCAGAGCGTCCTGTGATTCTTGATTTAACATATATAAATTACGAATTTACTATTTGCTTTAATTAGACGCAAAGATATGCAGAAAAAATTAAACCACAAAAAAAGCCCTGATCTATTAGGATCAAGGCTTTGTACTGTTTTAATGTTAAATAATGGCCTTTTACGGCTCCATTAGTTTTATCTCAGATGTCAGTTTAGGAATACCCCAATTCTTGTTGACAGTATCAACTTCTGCTAACTCCATATAGCGAGCAACTAGTAAATCCTTCTCTGAAGGTTTGTCCTCTACAGATTCTTCTACAGCCTCTGCTATAGGTTCCTCTTGAAGTACATACTTCAATCCAGTATTCATAAAGTGCTTATTCAATTCATCCGCTTGGGTACTTATCAGCCTAACTCCTGTCTTCTTAGTCCTCAAATGCTCTCCGACTTCAGATATGTTTTTAACAGTATCATAGTAGAAATCATACTGCTCTAAATTGTAAATACCCTTCTTAGGTTTTGCCATAATTCTTTTCTGTTTAGTTTACTAGGGGTCAAGTACTTCTCAACCCCTTAAAGATGCAAATGTATATAAAGTTATTGTTAAATACAAATTTACTTAGGCATTTGTTTCTCAGGCTTAGGTTCAGCTGGTTTTACAACTGTCTCAAGTGCGTAAGCATTTAGCTCAGCTCTTAGTGCTGCTAGATCACCTTCTATGATGTCACTTGCCATCTGTAAGTTCTTCCAATCACGGAAGGCTAACTTCGGTGCCCAAGTTTCATATGGTATTGCTTCTAGACTCATTAGCTGTATCACAGTCATGTGAGGGAAAGGATCAAGTTGCATTAATTTGAGCATATAATCACGCTGAAACTCGTCTGACTGAAACTCAGCTTCGTAATACTGAGACAACTGATAATCTAACGTTGAATCGTCTGCTCCAGCTGCTTTTGACTCTGTGTATAGCTTCCAAATCTGGTCTGGAGTCTCTACTAAGAATCTTTTACCTGTTGATATATGAGTAGTAAGCTTTGAGTTTGGAGCTATGTGGTCGGCTGTGATTTCATAGATCGTAGATTTAACTACCTCTAACATCGTACTCAATTCAAACAGTTTATTGATTACAGGTTGCGTATCAATAAATCTACCTGTTGCTGTAGCTCGGTCAGCTTCTCCACCTCGTTCTTCTGTAGTTCCCCAGAATGACTTAAACATCAAATCAAAGAGATGTGAAAGTTCTACCCTTTGGGCACCCATAGTCTCTAGGTCAGGTGACTCAAAACCAGCAACTTTGTCTACCTTTGGTGATTCAGTTGATGTTGGAGGCTGTAGTAACATAAGCTCTGATACGTCCGTACTAGTACTGTTTCCACTACCTTTACAGCTTGAACAAGTATGTGCCATATCTCCTGAACTTCTTCCCGTACCATTACAGTCTACACACTTAGGAGCGTATGCCCAAGATATTGGAAACCCTCTTAGTTTTTTGTATATGTTGTGAATAGAATTGTCAATCAGATATGATTCCAATAAATCCATCTGCATGTGGATAGGAGAAACTTTTATCTTTCTACTCGTATCATAGATAGTAGAGTTTTGAACTGCTGGTACTTTACCTAACGTGTTTGGTATCTCTGTAATCAGTGTTACCTCACCACTTACTCTTCTATACTCTCTGTAAGCTTCAGAATCTACAGCCCATATGTAATGTATCTCAGTCTCTTCTGCTTTAGTCGTAACCCTTTTCGCAGTCTTAATTTCCTCAATTTCGATCCTGTGAGGCTCAAATACAATGTATTCAGGTATATTACCTTGAACCTTCATCTTATTAATATCGAATATTGATTTGTGTATCAATTCGACCTCACCTTTAGTTTTTACGTTGTGGTAGATAAGACCGTTTGGATCTGTAATAGCTCTGGCCTTCCATTCATTTCTTAGATACTCGTCTATTGATTGACCTCTAGCAACATCTGTCATTGCAAGCTTTACAGCTTCTCGCATCGTTTTGTTACCTTTAACAACCGTTGAACCACCTTTGGCTGAGAATATTTGGTTCATTGGGTTAATCAATTGGTCAGTAATGTAAGCATTTGACATAGCATATTTCTTCCTTGCTCTTGCTTTACCTACGGATTCCAGACCTTCAATCCTTGTTAAATGCTCTGCGGTTCCTTCACCGTAGAAGTGGATATTATAGAGTTTAGCGTCTTCTCTAGCGACTTCAATCCAATGTTGTGGCTCTTTGTCTTTTATAAGAGAGAGCATTTTGTCTTTGCCTAATATAGCCATTGTGAATAATTTAAATTTTACTTATAAGTGGCGCAAATATAGTTAATATGATCCAATAAAAAAAGCTACCCATTTCTGAATAGCTTTAGTTGATTATGCCCAGATTGATCTGGTTCCTTTTGTTATCATAGTGACTGCGTATCGAACTGCGTCAAGTATGTGATTATATGTGTCTATTGGAACAGCTTTGGCTCTGTCTGCCCACACATAATTTTTAAGCTCCGTTATCAACCTAGTGGATGACTCGGTAACTATTAAATCATAACTCTTGACCCTATCTATACCCTCTAAAATACTTCCGTGACCCTTTTTAGCTGGCCAAGCATTTACTCCTCCGTTTTGTAGATCGTATATAGACCTAGCTGCTGATGAATCACAGTATACAGGTACACCTTTTGTTTTTAGCATAACTTTAGCAGTCAGGCCTTGAGTAGATAGACCGTTTTCGTATATCTCTTGGTGAAGATATATTTTATTGTTTTGCTCATCTACAGCTACTTTTACTAGTGCGTCAGGATCTCTAAACCCAAAATCAAGTCCGTATGTATAAGGTAGTGATGTATTAAATTCACCTATTTCCCAATTCTTATACACGGCACCTTCCATCTGACTAATCCAACCACCTAAGAAGACGTTGTTATAACGCTCCTCATCACGTCTTTTGATGTCCAAGGCATTCTGTATCCAATCATCGTCCAAGTACTCTCTAACGTCACCAAAATAGGTGTGTATGTGGTTCACCATTGAGTGCGTAGACTTCTGTGCTTTGAACCCTTCTATCTCTATATACTCATGGGTATCTTTGAACCATCTCTGATAAATCCAGTGCTCCTCTACAGTAGGGTTTAGTATAAGTATTACCCTGTTATCTACACCCTTCAAACGAACGGACTGATCAATCTTATCAAACTCATCTTCTTCTACTAAATCCTCAGCTTCCTCAACTACAAATGTAGTGATACCCGAAAGTGACTTCAGACGTGCTGTTTGAGATCCAGAGCTAGACTTAATACCTGAGAAGATTATAAAAGACCCTGTTAATGTGTTTGTTATCTTTGCTTTAGTGATGTCAAAGTGATTAGTAACTCCTAAGCGATCTATAGCAGCTTTGAATTCTGGTATAATTGATGTCTCAGCTGAAACTAATGTGTAACGAGTAAATAGTATGCCATGACCTTTTTCGTAGGTCAGACGTACTAAAAACTCATTTATCGAGTGTGATTTACCCGATCCCCTACCTCCTGTAACTACATGGTAGCGTTTATCACTTGTATACAGTGGACGATATTTTTCGTGTACTTTACTCTCGACATTACTCATTTACTCCTCCTTCTTTTCGTTGGATACCCAGCTTATTACAGGTAAGCTAATAGCTTCATCTCCTGAAGTGATATCTAGCTGTTGCTTTCCATCATTCCAATTGAATCTGTTCTTCATAATCATTCCAGCTCCTTGATAGGAAAAGTCTTTGTTCTCTAGATTCACTCTTAGTTTCTTTTGGTGCCATGCCTCAGCTATGAGCTTCCATCCATCAACCAACTCTCTGATGTTACCCTCTTCGTCGTGATGCTTCATCTTGTAGTAGAGCGTGTTTCGTGCTATACCAATTGCTACACATATTTCAGCTATAGATGCGCCATCCTTAGCCAAATCTAGTGCTGTGTTGAACCATTCTACATCGTGCTCTTTACAGATATCATCTATTGATCGTTTGTCTCTTGCCATAATAATTATTTTTAAGTTTAAGGTGCAAATATAAGGCTTGTTTAGTTAAAATAAAAAAAGCCCTCACACGAGAATACGTGGAGGGCTTTATTAGAAAAGATATAGTGTAATTAAGGAGTTGGGTTAAATCCTTGTTTTAGATCTTTAATGAATGAGAAATCAGATTCAGGTGTGACAAACTCGCTGCAATCATACCAATCAGATTCTAATGCAAATCTTAACGTGTGAACAAATTTAGCGTTCAAAGTTCCTTCTCTCGAAGGTGTTGAAATACCAATAGTCTCAGGTGAGATAGCAAAGAAGTCATTCTCAGTAGGCGTACCTTGCGAATGCATTTGCAATGTATCATCATTATAAATGAATGCGACTTCCAAAGAAGTTCCAGCACAAAATAATTCTGATAGTTGCTTGGACACAGCTGGGGGCAAGTTATGGAAAGTGGCCATGAAATTCGATGGTAAAATACCATCAACAGTGGCTGCACCATCATAGTTTTCTTCGCCCTCAATAAATTCAGACTCTGATATCTCTAAAGAAGCAATGTCTGGAGTACGTACAATCAAAGTTCCATCTACAGCATCAAACAAGTCATCCCAAGAAGCTGCTTCTTCGGCACCGTTTACTGCATTAACAAATGAATCGTTTCCTTGCATTCTTAATAGCATAGCCCTTACTTTGGGCTTAATAGTTTTGCATGTTACCGCATCAATAGCCGTTAAAGCCGTGATCGGACATGTACATTTCAGTTTCATATAGTAAAAATTTATAAGTTATGAAAATTGTCACGCCAATGATTCTTTCATAAGTTTTGCAAATATAAAACCAAAAAAGGAGACTGCCAAATTGACCGTCTCCTCTATTATTAGCGCATTCCGTTCTCTATCCTATCCCTTATTACTTCTATAGTTACGAATACTGCGCACCCAATTATTAAGCCTATATAAAAATCCATACCATTTTTCCGTTTTAAATTCCTGTATTTCACCTACTAAAACCATGTTAGCTGCTTCAGCTACACGCTCTGCCTCCTCAATATCCCTACAGTTAAAATTGGAGGAGTAGGTTTTACCTCCAATCTGCTCGTAGAATACGAATGTTCTCACAGTTCAACGGGTTTAAAACGTTTCTCGAAGTATCTGTTATTCCAAGTTGAAGCTTGTGGCTTGTGTCTCTGGAGTAGCGAAGCAAAATTCTTATTAAAAGCCTCTAAAAAGCTTGTGTATACTGCATTGTAAGAGTAATCTGACTCTACAAGTTCGTCGGAGAATATATTCTCTATAAACTCATGCTCCAATGCCAATAAAGGCATCCCAATTGCTTTCAGCTCTGCTTCGAATAATCTTCTGCGTTGTCTGTTATCGACATCACCCTTTTTTCTTGCTAAACCCTTAAATGCTGCCAGTGGCAGTAAATCTTTTCTATCTTTCATAATTTTGCTTAGTTTTTATCCGTATCAAAATACATTCCTAGTATCCAGAATCTCCAAAAATACACTTCATTGAATGGGTCATAGTATTTTTGTACATATAATACTCTATTAAAAAATCTCGTTTTTTGCATATCTGTCTATTTACTTATAAATTTAATAGCCTCTGTTAGATGGCTAAACTGTGTCTCTACTTTATTTTTCCTGTTCATCACAGTAAAACCTTCTAGTACGGTTAATCCATCATCCTTACTGAACTTGCTATATAGCGAGAAATTAGGGTTTAACG